ATTTGTTATGCAATAGATAGAGCTACTAACAAACGTTATATTGTAGATGCTATTAAGATTACCCGTCCTAGCCCTGCTGCTATTAGAAATTTAATATTTGATTGGACATCCTTGTATGGTCCTAGTGAGTGGATAGTAGAGAAGAACGCATTTCAATCTTTCCTAACACAAGATGAAGGTATTAGAACACACCTAGCATCTAAAGGTGTACAGTTTAAAGAACACCATACCGGCAATAATAAATGGGATGCAGGTTTCGGTGTTGCATCTATGGCTACCTTATTTGGTACTAAACAATTTGATAATAAGCACCACAGGGATAACCTAATACATTTACCTTCAGATCAAACTGAAAACATTAAGGCTCTAATAGAGCAGTTAATTACTTGGTCTCCTACGACTAAGGGTAAGACAGATATGGTAATGGCTCTTTGGTTCTGTGAGATCAGAGCAAGAGAGATGCTCAACTATGGTAAGTACCAGACACACCATCTTAAAAATCCATTCCTATCAAAGTATGAACAGGGCAAAAGAACAGTCGTTAATTTAGACGAACTCTTTGCTGAGAAGGAACGCACGTTTATTTAAGGAGTAATATTGCTATCAACTAAAGAGGTAATCTCAAAGGTAGATCGTTTAAAAACACGATACTCAGCTAGAGACCAGCGTATGCGCGATGTTCTTTCCGTGCGTCAAGGTGATATATCAAAAGTATATCCAGCGATGTTCTCAGAAGAATACCCAAAACCTTTAGTTGCAAACTTCGTAGATGTAGCTGCCCGTGATCTAGCAGAGGTAATGGCACCACTACCATCCTTTAATTGTGCAGCAACTAATATGGTATCTGATACCCAACGCCGTGCTGCTGATACTAGAACTCGTATTGCAAATTATTACATCTCATCATCTGATCTACAGATCCAGATGTATACCGGTGCTGATTACTTTAATACCTACGGTCTATTGCCAGCAATGATTGAAATGGATTATGAGACAAACAATCCTCGTATCCGTTTATTAAATCCTTTTGGTGTATACCCTGAGGTAGATAGATTTGGTCGTTGCTTATCTATATCACAAATTATTGCATCCGATGCTGAAAGTATTGCAACACAATATCCTGAGTTTTACGATAAAATAATTGGCAAAAATGTTTATGCTTATAAATCTCCTTACTTATCTATTGTTAGATACCACGATAAAGATCAAGACTTAATTTTTATACCAGAGCGTGATAACTTAGTTTTATCTAATACACCTAACCCAGTGGGTAAGTGTTTAGCAAGAGTTGCACTTCGTTCATCTTTAGATGGTGAAGCTCGTGGTCAATTTGATGATGTCCTTTCTGTTCAACTAGCCCGTGCTCGTTTTGCAGTATTGCAGATCCAAGCAGCAGAGAAATCTATTCAAGCACCTATTGCTATTCCACAAGATGTACAAGAGTTAGCATTAGGACCAGATGCAATTATGAGGTCTGCTAATCCACAAGGTATCCGTAGAGTTCCTTTGGAACTACCAGCAGGAGTATTTACAGAGTCTGGTGTACTAGAGCGTGAGTTAAGATTAGGTTCTCGTTATCCTGAATCTCGTTCAGGTAATATTAATGCCTCTGTTGTTACAGGTCGTGGAGTCCAAGAATTACAAGCTGGTTTTGATACACAAATTAAAGCAGCACAAGCACAGTTTGCTAGATTGTTCCAAGAGTTAACTGCACTTTGTTTTGAAGTAGATGAAATTGTCTTTGGTAATATGACTAAGACTATTAAGGGAACCGATGACGGTACACCTTATACAATGAAGTACACACCATCTCGTGATATTAAAGGCGAGTATGGCGTAGATGTTCGTTACGGCATTATGTCCGGTATGGATCCTAACCGTGCCATCATTGCATTATTACAAATGCGTAGCGATAAATTAGTATCAAGAGATTATGTCCGCCGAGAAATACCAATGGAGTTAAATGTTACGCAAGAAGAACAAAGAGTTGACATTGAAGAAATGCGTGATTCTCTTAGGGTTGCTGTTGCTCAGTATGCACAAACTATTCCCGCACTTGCTGCCCAAGGTCAAGACCCATCTCAAATCATTACAAGAATTGCTGAAGTAATCCAAGGTAGACAAAAAGGTTTCCAATTAGAAACTGTTATAGAAAAAGCATTTGCACCAGAGCCACAACCAACAGCACCCGCTATGAGTATGCCTACTGGTCAGCAACCCGCTATTCCAGCAGCAGCAACAGCTTCCGTTCCTGCCTCGCAGCCAACTGAACAACAACAAAACGGACAGGCTCCTGCTGCTGGACCTAAACCTGATATCGCACAACTACTCGCCTCTATTGGCGGAGCAGCATAATAGAAGGAGGTGAATAATGAATAAAGGATCAAGAGCAGCAGCACCTATGTCAAAGCCGTTAGAGGGCAAGAAGGATACTTCTAAGCCAGCAGGTGGAAAGGTGTTTTTTGGTATGACACCACCAGGTCGCAAAGGAAAGAAAGCGTAATTATTTTAAAGATGGGAGTACTGGGTGAGTAACGATAACAATCTTAATCGCCCAGTGCGACTGTCAGATTACTTAGTAATAGCATCAGGATTTGTCTTAAATTTAGTATCAGTAGTAGAAGCACTTGCAGATGATCTGCACCAATTAGCTATCTACAATTCAACACAGAAGAGCCAAGAAGAAAAAATCTGGCAACAATTTTCGCAAGACTTAGAAACTTTAAAGGAGGAATAATGGCAAGAGGTCCATTAGCTGGCGCATCAGGCCCAGGTAAATACTCCAAGAGAACAGATATGAGTTTAGGTTCAACATCATACGGAGAAGGTGGCGAAACTGCTGCACTTAATACAGCAGTACCAAAAGCAACTACTCGTGGTATTGCAGATAATGTAGGTGGTAGACCATCTAATCCAACAACTCAAGCACCAATAACTCCATTATTTGCACCAACAGAACGCCCTAATGAGCCTATTACTCACGGTATCTCTGTAGGACCAGGTGCAGGCCCAGAAGCACTTATGATGCAACAAGGAATTGCTGCTAATAAATTATCAGATACTTTAGCAAAACTATTACCTTATGATACTACAGGCGAGATAGGCGTTCTTTACCAACAAGCTGCATCTAGAGGTTTGTAGTGGCTAGTGTAAACATTAAAGTTGCTGCTGCACAAGCGGGACTTAATCCTGCAGAACAGTCACAAATGGATGGTTTGGGTAAACTGGTAGATTCACACCGTAACCTATTAGCAATGCCTGCAGAATATGCACAACAAGCTTTTGCTGCAATGCCACAAGATCAACAAAACGCTCACGTTGCTATGTTTGGTGGAGAAGATCCTCAACTAGCAGCAAAACGCGGTTGGTTAGGTAATTCTTTTCATTACTTAGGTCAAGCAACTAAAGATGTTATTGCCGCTCCTTTTAAAGCATTAAATGAAGTATCAGATTTTATGACCCGTGTTTATCGTACCGGTGCTATTGCTGTAGACCAAGGTGTTGATATTGGTAAAGCATTTCAAATAGCAAATGATAAAGGCGATAATGTATTTAGTCCAAGTCGTATTGCTGATGCTAAGAAAAAATTTGGTAACAATTATATTTCAGTTGCAACTAAAGTAGCAGAAGGTCAACGCCTTGCTGATATTGCGATTAATGGAACTGAAGAAGAAAAGAAAATTGCAGCAGATGCTGCACAGAATAAAGATTCTTTATTTCAAGATGCTTTAGATGCTGTTCAAGCAGCAAAGTATTCTCCAGGGCGACAATTAGCAAACCTATTATTACCAGGATCCTTAGAAGGCTCAGGCTTTTTATACAAAGGTATTTCCGGAACAGTAGATGCTGCATACCGTATATTCGCAGATCCAACCCTTGCATTAGGTAAAGCTAAAAAAGCCTATGATGCTGGTGACTGGTTAGTTTATAACATTATGGGTAAGCAACAACAGACTTATGGTCGTTCATTAATTGGTGTTATAAACAATGAAGCACAAGTAGATCGCGTATTTTCTAATCCTAAAGTCTCAAATTTTTTTAACTCATACGGATCTGAATTAGATAACCTAGCTAAAGCCCGTAAAGCAGGTGATCTTACTGCAGCAGAAAAATCATCAACTCAATTAAGACGTTTAGCCCCTGAGTTTGGTCCTTCATCAATAGATGAGTTTATTAAAGCTGGCGTTAAAGACGCACCTACTGCAAGCAATTATTTAAAAAATGTACAAGACACAACTTTTATTCTTAAAGGTCAGGCTGCTCGTAAGACTCCTTTAATTCCCCAATTAGATCTTGCTCGTAAAACTCGCGTTGCATTATTAACCACTGGTAATAAAATTCTTAGTATTGATACAGTTGGTCAAACTTTAGTTCGTAATCTTTATGGTATAGGTGTAACCCCTGAAACAGTTATTACCAATCTAGGTAAAAATGCTGAAGGAATAGGTCAAGCAGAAAAAGCAGTTGGAAAGATTAGACAAGACGGTGTTATCCGATTAGGATTAAATGAAATTCAAGGTAAAGTAGATCGCTTTGCCCAAAAGTTTGCTACTACTCCTTATTTTGCAAATAACTTTTTTGATGTTAATAGTCCCGATGCTGCTACTCAAGTATATAGATTAGCTCGTTTGGGTAATACTAGATATCATTCAAAAATTATTTCAGAAGCATTTAGTGCTGGCGATGAAGGACAAAAACGTCAAATATTTCAAGGTATCTGGGGAACACTTGCTGAAGTTCGTGGGTGGAATAAATCTGATTCAGGTTTAGTTCAACTTGAACAACAGTTTGCTAAGAAGCAACGTTATGCTCCAACCATACTTAAAAAAGAAATTGATTCAGTAACTGGTAAAGAAATAACAGTTCCTTACAATCCAGCAGAATTTGATGGGCAAGAATTAGCGGTACTAGATTGGCAATTATCATCTGGTATTTCAGTTCCTTCAGTTATGAATCTTGATACATATGCTGCTCAAGGTGCATTACTTACCAGGATGCTTGGCCCTAACTATAAAAAGTGGGCTGATAAAGTAACATCTGCTTGGGTATTTGGTACTCTTGCTGGTCCTCGTTTCGTTATTCGTAACTCAGCAGAAGATTTAGGTGTTCACGTTGCTATTGGTGATTCTCCTTGGGGAATTGTTAAAGGTAAGTTTCTTTCTACAAGATTGAATGTAGCAAAAGAAAATGGCAACTTAGGTTTTATAAATAAATTTATTCACAAAAACGATATTGCTAAATATCAAGATGAAATTGCTCAGGCAATTGATAGAGGAGATATCAATGCTGTTCGTGCTATTCAAGCTAGAGCAGTTATTGAAGATGGCCTAGGTCAAAAACTAGATAAACGTGGTGCTGAAATATTAGCTGAGCACACATTACTTGGTGATCTTGATGCTTTATCAGAAGCTGTATCTGAAGGTGGAAAGAACTCCCTTCGCGGTGCTAGTCAATATTTAAACGTTACTGATGACGTATCTAAATATGGCAAAGTAGAAGCATTTGAAGTAAACGGTATTAAATACAAACAACAAACAGGTACTTCATTTGATAACTTCAACCCAGTAGTAAATCAACAAAGCCGAGTATCTTGGTTAATGTCTATTGCTATTAATGCTAACTCTGATCTTGGTTCATTAGCTATTAAAAATTTAGATCCTAAAATTGCTCGCGTAGATGCTATTAATAATATCCGTAAGTATTTAGATGCTCTTCCGGAAAAAGATCTTGCTCGTTTTCAATTATATACTAAAAATGGTGTAACTACACAACGTCACGCTGAAGCAATTTACGATTCAGTAAAACCATATTTTAGTAAACGTAACGGTGATATCAATACAGATCTACTAAACAAAGTTCGTAAAGTAGATAAAAATGGAAAAGTAGTTGTTAACTCTGAAGGAATTAACTTAACTCATATTCCAGGTCAAGGACAATTTGATCTTGCTCCTGAATTTATCTCAGGTCCAAGTCTTATACCAGTACTAGATAGCGTTAACTTTGCTACTGGTATTATGGATAAAGGCTGGGATATTATGGGTGCAGCAAACTCCCGTATGTCTAGAATACCTTTAGTAAATGATGCTATAATTAACGTACGCAAAACTATGGATAAAACAGGGTTTGAAAAATCATTTATTGAAAAGGCAACTGCTGGTAAAACTGGTGAAGATTTAATAAAAGCAGAAACTAATGCTAAAAAACAAATTATTGCTATAGCAGAAGATCTTGCAAAAAACAGAGTGTTATCTTATGTAGATAATCCTCAGGTTCGTAGCCAACTTGCTATGTCTGTTCGTAACTTTGCACGGTTCTACCGTGCTACTGAAGACTTTTATCGCCGCGTAGGTCGTTCTGTTCGTTATAACCCAGAAGCATTAACTCGCGCATCATTAACTTATGAAGGTATTGCACACTCTGGCTTTGTACAAACAGATGATAACGGAGATCAATACTTCTTTTATCCAGGTTTAGCGCCTGTTTACTCTGTAATGTCTAGAGTTACTAGCATATTTGGTTATAAAGATGCGTTTAAAGTTCCAGCACCTTTAGAATTTGGTGCTAAATTAAAAATGATTACACCATCTTTAAACCCTGATTCATTATTTCCTACATTTGCTGGTCCGTTAGCAGCAGTTCCGTTAAGTTTTATAGGTGCAGCTATACCTCAAGTTAAAGATCTTGAAGGTTATTTATTAGGTTCATATGGGCAAGATCAATCTTTAGTTTCTGCAGTGTTTCCATCACATATCAACCGATTATTACAGACTTTAAATAAAGATGAGCGTAATTCTCAATATGCTCCTGCTTATCGTAAAGCAGCAACTTACCTTGAGGCTTCAGGTCACGGTATTAAACCTAAAATTGACCCAGCAACTGGATTAGAAGTTCCACCAACTGAAGGTGAAATTGCTGCTTATCAAAATAAATTACAATCTTCTACATTAACTGTATTAATGTTACGTTTTGCATTTGGCTTTTTTGCTCCTGCTTCTCCTCAAATAACCCTAAAATCAGATATGGCTAAATGGGTAAGAGATAATGGTGCTACTAATTATAAGCAAGTCTTTAATCAAATGCTGTCTGCTAATAACTTTGATATTGATAAGACATCTAAAGAATGGATAAAAAATTATCCAGATCAACTGCCTTATACAGTTTCAGAATCTGATAAAACTACAGTAGCTAAGGTTGCTCCAGTTGAAAGCGCTGCTAATTGGATAACTCAGAATCCTGAACTTATGAAGAAGTATCCTCAAGGAGCTTCTTTCTTAATTCCACAATCTGGTGACTTTAACTTTAACGCATATAAGTTACTTCAGAAGTCAGGTCTTAAAGTTAACAAAACACTTACAGATTTCTTATCAGAGGTACAAACTGCCAAAGATAAGAGCGAATACTTTACTAAAAAAGATGAACTTGATAATAACCTAAAGACTGCGTTTTCAGATTCATACCGGCGTATGCTTAAAGATGAATGGGATACTTGGTCTACACAATTTAAAGGTGTAAGACCTATGTTGCAAATAGAATTAGGTAAAGGCGCAGCAAGTAAAGTTGAAAAGTTAAGAGCTTATCAAGACTTGCGTTTAATGCTTGATGATCCTAAGTTTAAAGAAGTACAACCTAATACTAGAGCCGTATTAAATTCTATGGTTCAAGAGTATGAAAGCTATATATCTATAAGAGATTCAGCCTTTGGTTCAAATGCTAATTCTCAAGACTATAAAGATCTATTAAAAGTTAATGTTATTTCCAGATTAAAAGAATTAGCATCAACAAATGCTAGTGCTAAATCTGCATACGATGTTCTATTTTCATCATTGGTGAGGGAGTAAAATGGCTGGTCAAGAATTACAACGACTTACGCAACAGTATCAAAATGCTGTTACAATGTATAAACGAGCTAAAGATGACGCTGAAGCTACAAAGAATGGAAAACCTTTAGAAGGTGCTGAACTAGAAACAGCATTACAGAAAATTAGAGATGCTTATACTGCGTCTAAAACCGCTCAAGCTGCACTTAAAACTTACAAAGAAAAACAAGCTACAGCAGAGGCTGAAAAGAACAAACCTCAAACCGAAAGACAAGCTAAATTAGATGCAGCTAAAAAAGGTGAAATTTATACACCAGCAACACCGGAAACTAACATAAATGGTGAAACCGTAACAACAAGTTTAACTGGGTCTGCTCCTACAACACGAGATATATCAAAAGAAATTGCTGCTTCTCCTAAATATTTATATAATTTACCTGATCTTAAAAAACAAGAAATTGCTGCCGCATTAACTGGCGGTGGATATGCAGTCCCTAACTATAAAGATATTGAAAATCTTGTAGGTCAATACCAAAAAGCATTATCTGATAACCAAATGCGTAATACCAATTTTGGTATTAAACAGACACTTGATGAGTTTATTGCCGCTAAAAAATTAGAAGGCGGTGCTGGTCAAGGCGGACCAACGGTAACTATTAGCACTAGTATATCAGCTCCTACTGAGGCTGCCTCTGCAATTAATACCGCTTTTAAAAGAGAACTTGGAAGAGATGCAACTGCTTTAGAAATTGATGATTATACAAAGAAACTTAATACTGCTGAAAAGAAAGCTGCTAATAAGACAGTATCTACTAAATCAGGTAATATTACTTCAACTCAATATTCAGGTGGCTTAGATAAAAATCAATTTTTAGTTACAGAAATTCAAAAACTTCCAGAGTTTTTTGCAAAGAAAAAAGACAAAGACACTTTAATTGGTCAAGATATCCAATTAGTAGCAAAGGCTAATGGTATTAATCTTAGTACAGACCAATTGGCTTCTTATGCTAATGATGTACGTAATGGTAAAGATATTAACATTATTAAGAATACCATTCGTGAGTCAGCAGGACTTGGTATGCCAGATAATATTAAAAAAATGCTTGCTAATGGAACTGATTTAGAAACTATTTATTCTCCATACAAAACCACTATGGCTTCTACCTTAGAACTCAATCCAAATGATATTCAAATTGATGATCCTATATTACGTAAAGCACTAGGACCAGACAAAGAATTAAGTATTTACGACTTTCAAAAGATAGTAAAAAAAGATCCTCGTTGGCAATATACAAATAATGCTCAAGATCAAGTTGGAAATGTAATAGATAAAGTCTTAAAAGACTTTGGATTTAAGGGGCAATAATGGCAAGACCAACTACAAATGAATTTGGTGAAATTACTAATGAAGGTGTGCCATTAACTCCAGAACAAAAACTTGCACAATACAAGGAAGTTGTTACTGAAAGTGGTAACAAATTAGACCCTAAAGTAAATATTGGAACTTTTGGAGGACTAACTCCAGAACAAATTGCCAATCAACAAGCTGCTAAACTTGCGGCAGATCAAGCAAAAGAAAAACGCGTATCTGCTTATGATACTTTATTAACTGAATTTACTAAATATGGTTTAGGTACACTTGTAGGTGACGTTAAAGATTTACTTATAGAAACTCCTGTAAGTCAAATGTCTAGAGTTTTAGAAAATACTAAGGCCTATCAACAACGTTTTTCTGCTAATGCTGATCGTATTGCTAAAGGACTTACAGCATTAAGTCCTGCTGCATATATTGGTCTTGAAGATCAATATCAAAAAATTATG